TCCGCCAGCACCTGCTCGATCAACGCCCGAATCTGTTGGAGGATTTCGGGGGTCAATTCCATTTTGATGAACTCCGCTGAGTCGTAGGTGATTGTGAGGCAGTCCTGTACAGCCACGTCCGGCCCCGTCCTGCCCTCTTCCACGGATGCCAGATGATTGAAGCGGATGTCGCGCTGGATGGCGTCGTAACGCTGGCCATCGAATGCACCTTCGCTGAATTCGTATCGACAGCGGTAGCTGGGCGATAGCTCCACCTTGCCGCGGTCGATGAGGTTCTTCATGAAATCCGAGTAGGCCCGGATGCTGTTGCGCAGATACGGGTACTCAAAACGGGCGCTCTCCCCGGTGGTGCCCTGCACGCCCTTCTTCTCGGCCGGCGTCCCTTCCACGCCCAGGAACTCGTGTTCGTCGATCCAAGGCACCAGGTTGGCCGAGGCGATGGTCTCCGGCTTCTCCAGCTCTTCCTGGGGCCGGTACACCTGATAGATTCGGTCTGCATCTGGCGCGCCGATCTCACGGCCCAAGTATGGGAACACCCCCACCTTCGTGATCGGGTTGTCACGTACCAGCAGGTAGCCGTTGACGTCAGTTTGTCGCTTGCTCATCGAGGTATTGGGTAAAGTCGATCACGGGGCGCATCTTGCACTTGCACTTGATCAGCTGGCCTGGAAGGCCTCGCTGCCCGGTACGCCTATCGATGATCGGTGGGTTGTCCAGGTCGAAAATCTGCCCGTCATAGCTCACGTGCAGCTCTCGGGGCTCAGCACCGCCGCCGCTGTGAATCCATTCGAACTTCTTCACCCCGGCCGACGCCATCCGCGCACCGTTCATGGCGCTGGTGATCTTGCTCGTCTGATCCTGGGCGATAAGCTTGGCGCGCTCCCGAGTCACCTGATTCAGGGACTGGATCTCGTCGAAAATGCTCTTGGCGCCCTGCCCCCCGGACTGGATAGAGCGCAGGACGATGCCCTGTATGCGCTCCTGGAACTGCGCGGGGATGCTCTTGATCAGCGCGACGTTCTCCGCGGTGCTGGCCAGGACCTTGTCGTAGAGCGCCGCCGGCATCTGGAACGTCTTGATCGTCAAGCCGCCCGACATGTCCCGTAGCGACGCGCCCAGGTTCTGCTTGGAGAACTTATCGACCTGGCCGATCGTGCGGTTCGCGAGCGGGCCCGCTTTCTCGGCAAAGGCCTTGCTCCACTTGCGCCCCAGCTCGGCCAGGATGCGCCGCGCCTGCGTGGTGACGCTTTCGTCCTGGGTTATCTCCGGGTTTCCCCGGTACAGCCGACGCAGCGCCGCGTCGTACTCGGCCAGCATGCCGTCAATCAACGACTCCATGCTGGCGCGATACCGGCCCTCAACGGCGACCGGGTACGCCAGCGCCGAACCCTTGAACTGGGTTGCCTGTTGCTGCTGCCCCCACGCCTGGCGCCGCTTCGTTACCATTTTCTTCGGCATCTACGAACTCGGCATCTTCAAGGTTGTGGTAGTCGCCCTCGCGGTCTTCGCGCAGGCGGTCGCGGATGTCTTCCGCATCGATCGCGCCAGTGTTGAACAGCGCGGCGTCGCGGTCCGCCTTGATCTTGTCGATCTCGGCCCATTCCTTGGCGGTTGGGCTGTCCACCGGCATCCACTGGATGGCGATCTCGGCCGGCAGCGCGATGCCCTCGGACTTGGCCAGTAGCCGGTAATGAGTTTCCAGCAACGGCGTCATGTCGTTGGACTGGATGCTCTCCAGGTCTTCCCGGTATACCGACCGCTCGTAGTCGCCCGTGGCGTTGAAGCCTTTGGGCTGCGTTCCCAGTAGCTTCGTCGCGGGCACGTTCGCCACGGACGCCGCCAGCTGGAACTGCGTCATGATGACCGTGTCCACGTCGCCCAGCGCGGTGTCGAACTGCTGGATGGTCTCGTCCGCGCCACCAACGCGCACGCCGTAGTTGTCGCGGTAGGCGACCCACTCGGCCAGGTTCTTTTCCAAATCCGCCCTGTTGTTCAGGGCGGCATCGCCGACGCCAAGCGAGGTCAGCCGCTTGGTCATCAGGAGCTGCGGCCCCTCGTTGGCGCTGCGCTCCGCCGCGTAGGCCCGCTCCATCATGCGCTGAGGCACGCTCACGCCCAGATAGCGGTAATGCGGCTTCAGGTAGTCCGGTACCGGGTAAGGCACGAAGATCCGCAGATGGGACTTGTGATAGACCCGGTCCTTGATCTTCCAGAACGTCGGCTCGTAGTAGCTTTGGCTGGCCGGGTCGTTCAGGTTGTCCTCGGTCAGTACCGGCATGACCCAGTTCGGATCGATCTGGGACATGCCGCGGTAGGTGCCGGCCTGAACACCATCCAGGTTGAACGGCGCTTTGTAATACTCCTCAGGGTTCGCCGCCTCGACGTCGAACAGGACGATCCGACCACCGTACACACGCCCGAAGTGCACCAGCTCGCGCAGATGGCGCTTGACCGCGTACTTCTTGTCTCCGGCCATCAGGCGTGCCGAAACCTCGTCCGAGCCGCACGTCAGCAGGTAGCCGTTGCGCACAGCGTCCCGGGCCGGCATGTTGCAGGCCTTGTCGATCAGCCAGTTCGTGGCCAACATCGCACAGGCCTGGTAGCCGATGAAGATGCTGCCGGCCGCGTAGAAGCCGAGCTGCGCCTCGTTGACCGGGGTGAAGCTGGCCATCTTGGGCGTCGGCCGCTCGCCGATGTAGCCGTTGTCAGATGCGACCGTGGGCGAGCCGCTGGGCTGTTCGAAGGCCGGCATCTCAAAGCGAGGCTGGATCTTGTCGCCCAGCGGGTGAGTCGAGAACAGGCCGGCACGACGGCGCGGCGTCGGCGGGTCACCCATGGGCTTGCCGCCATCAGGCTGGTGCCCGCGTCCGAACAGGGTACGAAGGAAGTTCATCCGAAGAATCCGCGCTTGCGCTTGATCATGGGCTGCAGCGCATACCGCATTGCATCCATGTAATGGTTGTTGGCGTCCACGATGTCTGTCAGTACGTCGCCCGTCAGACGGTCCACCTTGTAGCTATACAGCCTCGCCTCTCGCAAGGTCTGCACGCAGCGCGGGTGGATGACGATCTCCTTATAGGAGCGTAGGTGGGCAATGCCATCCTCGACGCTGCCCTTCCACTTCTCCACGCCCTGGAGCCTAGGCAGGTTGGCACGCTGGCCGTCCCTGCCTTTGCTCTTGACGTGGCTGATCGTCTCCGGCCTGGCCGAGTCTGCACGGGTCACGTGCTGCTCAATGCCAGGCAGGCGCGCGATCATGAAGTCCGCGATGTCGTCGTTCTCGAGTCCGATCTTGCCGGACTCGTACTCGACCCACAGCCGGTGGTCATGCACCCACAGCTTGACGCCGGCCGTCGGGTCTTGGCTGAAGCCCCAGTCCAGACCGAAGTACGGACCGTCCCAGCCAGCCGCCGGGTCGAACTCGGCAACCCGGTACTTGCCGGCCAGGATCTGCGCTTCGCTGTTCTCGCGATAGGCGCCGTCCCAGATCCAGGCATAAGTCTGGTCGTCCAGGCGCTCGCGGTCGTTGCGGCGCTCCTGCTCCAGCACGTCTGGAAACCACGGGTTGTCCGTGTAGTTCAGCTCGACAAGCTTGGAGTTCGGCGGCGGGTTCTTGACGAATCGCAGGTCGGTCGGGCTGCCGTCAAGCTCCGGGTTCCAGGTCAGCCAGACCTCGGAATCGTTCTCGCGGACCGTCGGCAGCAGTTTCTGGTACGCGATCTCGCTGACGTTCTCTGCTTCGTCGATCCAGGCAATCAAGATCCGCGCCTTGGACTTGATGCTGTCCAGGTTGTGGCGCAGGCCGGCGAAGGTGTACGACACCCGGCGATTGCGCGTCCGAATGAACTTCTCGCCGATATCGAAATAGGCATCCAGCCAGGGCACCGAACGGATCGCCTGTTTGACCTCCTCCATCGAGGAGTCTTCCAGGCTGTTCATGTACTCCCGGCCGCACAGGATCACGCCCGACACGCCTGCCTGGGCGAACATGTACGCCCGCACCGCCGTCATCAGCGCGAAGCTGCGCGTCTTGGCACTACCCCGGCCACCCCTTGCCCCCCTGTATCGCGCCGCCCCGGAGAACACCGGGATCAGCTTAGGGGGGAGTTGGATATCAGCCGTTGTCACCTGGCGCAACCAGTTGGATCGTGGTGGGCATTGTGGGAATCGGGCCGCCGTCAGGGCCGGAGTGTTCCACCCGATCCTTGAACATCCCAAGATGGCGCCCAATGTCGACCAGCGCGCCCTTCTTGTCGTGCAGCTTGACCTTCAGCCCTTCGCGCCCCTCCGAGATCTCGGAGATGGCGGCGGCAGTGTCGTCGTCGATTTCGTCGGCACTGACCAGTGCGAGGCCGTGATACGGCTCAGTCACTTCGCCTTCGTCGTCGCCGGCGTCGGTCACGCGAAGTTCCGTCTTGCCCCATCGGACGATCTTGCGGATGTCGCTGAAGCCGATCTTGGCCAACTCGCGCAGGACCATGTCCTGGGTGATCTCGGTACGCTTCGAGCGCTCCGCCTGGGCTTCCTGGATCGCCTGAGCGATTTCAAGTTTTTTCAAGTTCTGCTCGCCAATCTGGCCAGCAGTCTTCTGGCTGTACCCCGCCCTTATCGCCGCTTGCGTGGCGTTGAGGTCAACGAGGTACTCATCCACGAAGCGACGCTGTTTGTCTGTCAGCGCCATGTTTTATTATCTGCTTTTAAGTTACATTCAGTAGTTCAGTTCTTTATTTCATACCGCTTGTGATTCAAGGGACAGCATGACAACAGAGAGATATATCCGCGGCCATTTCCTCGACAATGCGATCTTGGCCATCGGTCGCGCTGCGCTTCGACTTGAAGGACGACTAGGGCGAGAGCTGGCGGCTGCCGAGATTCAAAATTTGGGCTTGCAAGTTCAGTTCGCATATCGCCTCGTTGAATCAGGCAACATCGTCGACCATCTGCAATTTGCCCACGAAGTACTCAAAGGAGTGGAGTTTCTGCGCGCGCGCCACACGAACCAGATCCGCCATGTGGGGTATCACGACTTCCAGTCCGCCGAAGGCAGAGAGCAGTCGATCTTCTATGAAGGTGCCGCAATTCTGGACGAAATCGACTCGGATCTGTCGGACGAATTGGACCGCATCCGTCGCCAGTCCGCAGAAGAAA